ATTATCTCGCAGCGAACATATTGGCTAATGCTTCAGTCGATCCTGACTCGCTAAACGAAGAACGAGCATCCTCGTACCGTGCAGACGCAGCGTCCGCAATCGGTGCAGGTGCTTTCGATGGACGGGTGGTAACTTTGGTAGGTGCTTTTGCCTTTGCTTTTGATTTCGGCTTTTTAGCCGACTCCATCTGCTGCTGATATTGGTTAACTCCCATAAGGTAGAAAGCGACTGTCGCTTTCCAATTAGGGAGTGCCCTAATCATCGGCGCATCTCGAAGGACTGCCATTGCGGCTTGGTACTCAGAACTAGATTTGTTCTTCCACCAGGGGAATGCTTTTTCTGCGACACTCGATTGCTCCTGTTCTCCTTTTATAAATTCCTCCCTAGCGGGAAGATTGTCTTCTAGGTCTTCTTGAGCTTTGAGTTCCAGTTCAGCAATTTGAGAAGAATCGTAATCCCTCTCAACCCCGTTAACCGTAACAGTTGTTCCATCTCGATGCCTTCTGCACCACGCCCGAAGTTCCCTCGCTTTGGTCTTTGCCTCCTTTAAGTCCTTCAGAGTCCTGATATTTGCATGGGGGTTGTCAGAGACAACTTGTGCCGGCGTTTCAGCTTGTTCCCGAAGTTCGTCCAGTTCCGTTTGAGAAGATTCTAATTTCTCCTCTGCTTCCCTGGCGCGTTCTTCGGCATCCTTCTTCTGTGCCGTCAACTTACCTATGCGCTTATCTATCTTCCGTTGGACACCGGCAGAAACTTCCTGCGACTCGTCCTCCGAATCGTCTTCAGATTCCTCTTCGGATTCCTCCTCCGATTCCTCTTCTGACACATCCTGCTCGTTTACCTCCTCGTCAGATTCAGTAACTTCAGCATCTTCTACCTCGACATCAGCTTGTTCACTTTCAGCTTCAGTCTCAGTGATGACCCCAGTGTTCCCCATAAGGGCTTGGGTAAGGTCATCCAACCCAATTGCCGCAGATTCATTTACCGCTGCCGGCTGGGTGTCCGCTACACCCGATCCTTTATTATTTGCCATGCTGTTAACCTCGCAAGTGAGGGTCTTTGTCCGATTGTTTTTATAGGGGAACAAAAGAAACCCCGGTCACCTGAGTAACCGGGGTTGAGGGAGGCAGCAAAGAGCACCAGTGAGGACTAGTGCGAATATGTATTATATGTTATTAACTATGATTCTTTAGATTTAAAATCACTTACCACTTGTTCCATTCTTTTGATTAACTGGTCCAGCGCATCAACACCGCCGGCATCGTGTGCCAGCAGACCGTGATGCTCTGACACTGATGGATTGCTCATATGTATAATGAGTTCTTCCCGCACACTTTTGATGAGTTCATGGACCTCCCAAAACCGGGAATCCATAAGAAGCATTGCAAGATCATCACTCATGCACCTAGTCTCCCGATCTTTGCATTCTCCTTCTGGTCAAGTTGATGCTGGTGTTGTTGCCGCCGTTTATCTAGATCATCCTTAAACTTAGGATCTTCCATGTAACGCTTGGCGGCGGCAGGGTTATTCTCCATAACACCGTCAAGCACACCCAACCTTAGTTGATGCGCTTGCCCGGGTTTGATGTCATCCTCCATGCCGGCAAAGATCTTGGCAAAGGAAGTCTTCTCCTCGTCAATCTGCTTCTGCTCGGCATTCTCGGAAGGTTGCATCAGTCTCTCACCCAGAATCGGATCCAGATAGCTGAAGACCACACTCATCAACTCGGTGCGGTCCACAACCCCGTTGATATCGAACTCACCCACAATGACCTTCAAGAGGTCAAGTTTGCCCCTCAAGAGTTCCATGTCACTGTTTGCGACCTGGTAATTAAGAATGATGTCATATTGCCCCTGGATGTCATCCTTGGACATGGCAAGTGCTTTAGCTTTGTCACTGCCAACCACCCGCACCAGGAACTCCTCAGGTGCGAACTGCTGGTACAACGCCAGTACCTGCTCAAAGACCATCTTCCAGCAGTTCAACCACCGTGAAACCGTGTTCTGCTGCCGCATTAAGGCATGCGCCTTGTTCTCCTGGGATGTTGGTCTACCGAAATACCTGTCAGCAGTCTCCCGGATGGAATCCTCAATCTCTTTACTCCCGAAGTCCCAACTCGGTTGGTCTGCAAATTGATAATCATCAGACCGCACTCGGGGGATGAATACCCCAGGTCCCCACTTTGTGGGAGGTCTTCCCGGGGGATGGAACAATGGGGGGATCGTCGCCAGATAAGAACGGTCAACTCGACCATCCCACTCCTGCTTGATCTGTCGTTGCCAAGTGTAAGCAACCTCACCGTACCCTCGACTATCGTCCATGCGGCGACTCAGGAACTCCCTGCGGAACAGGACAAACGGGTACATGCCGCCATTAGCGTAATCCAGCAATTCGTAGGTCGCACAAATATCGTTGCCATGTGTGTCCGACTGAGCATGAGGACTAAACACCGTGTACCAGATCCCCGGGACACCATACTCGTCGCTCTTGCGCTCATAACAATGGATGATCTCGTAAACCTCAGAAGCGTCCAGGTTCATCCGGTTGGACTTAACCCCCGAACGGAGTGTGCCGTCATTCCGGGTGACGGTCATCGTCATCCCTTTAGCTTTATCGATGATAGTATCCACCCACTTTTTATCCCAATCCCTTGAGTTGACCGCATCCCTCAACTGTTCAGCGGTCATAAACTCCCGGTAGAAGCACATCCTTGCCTTCTGAAGCTCGGTTGTGTCCATTGGAACAAAGAAATCCTCTCCAACCCTGAGACTGACCAGGGTAGGTCGGTCCATCGTTGTCATCGGGTTGGGGTACTGAGCGGATCCGCTTTCCCTTAAATCCTTTACGATCTTACGCAACACCTTCTGGGAAGCATCGGGGAGGAGTTGCCGCCCCAGTTCAATCGCTTCATCTTCCCGCGCAGGATCCAGAATGGTTTGAACCGCATCCGCGAATAGGGGTTGCTCATGGGCGACCATCCCAATCTGCTCCAAGTCAATGTCCTCATAGGTTAAGGTCTGCTCTCGCTCCCAGAAAACTCCCATGACCGAAAGTCCGTTCTCCAGCATCGTGTTCGCACACAACTCAGCTTCAGCGTAAAACTCGTCAATAGCATTGTTACTTGCGTAGCGGAGAAGGTTGGTCGTTAAACTCGCTTGCTCGGCATCGTTGCTCTCCAGCGGTGCCGCATTCAGTTGCATGTTCCGCAGGGATGTCATTAACAGATCAACATCCTCGTTTATGTAGGAGTCCACAAGGGGCACCTTGCTATCGCTACATCCATCAAACGGAACAGGGGTGTATCCAACATTCCCTTTCCATTTCCTGCCATCCGCAGACTGTCCAGCCCACCGATTGTATCTTGCATCAGAGTTCAACTCGCTACGATTCATGTAATCGTTTGTGCGAATTGCCGCTTGGTTCAACTCTTTTGCCAGTTCATTAATATTTACTTTCTTTGCTGCCATTATCTCACCCTCACTTTTGTCCCTTCTGGACCTAACTTGAGCAGGTTTCTGATAGATTCCCTGGTATACCTTCGCTGCCGCTTATTCACGGGAGCATTCACCAAGACCCCTGTCTCCTCCAACTCAAGCAACCGATTATAATTCAAACCGGTAACCTGTTTTGCCTCACCGGCAGTCAATGTCAATGGTAGGTCATTAAACTCCATGCTGATCGCCGCCAGTTGCCGTCATTATGATATCATTCATTGGCATTGGTCCACGCTTGAAAAGATACCGATCACAATCAACCACATCCTTCATTGCTCCGCGCAAACCATCTCTTCCGGTGTACTCCATCAGAGCATAGATTGTTTGCTGACAATCCTCGCTAATATAATAGCGGGGACAGTTCATTGCATTCACTTCCGCTTCATTATTGTAATCGAGATAATCATTGATCAACTGAATGCCCTCTTCGATGTTCGTCCCGGGTGCCGGGATAAAGATCATGGATGGACCCACCTTGTGCCCCTCCTTGTTCTGCTGCTCCTCCTCCATGAGGGTGATAATATTTGTACCCTCCTCAATGCTCGGAACATTCGCACCACCGAACCTTGGGTCAATCAGTCTTTCATAGATCTTCTCGGATTTAGTACCTAACCAAACCCCAATCTCGTCATCGTACACCCAACCCTCCGCTTCCAGAATGAGTTTTTTGTATGCCAGGATACTTTTTCCCATCCCACTGGTCTGGGCAGGTCCAGCAATCCCGTCTGGTTTGTTCCCTGGAAGGGTCCATTCCCCATATGTCTTGAAATCGGGCCACTCCCGGTAGAGGAACACCCTCCCCATGTCATCGATTAGGTGCCATTTGAGGAACCAGTTCTTATTGCCGGCAGGATCGCAGGTTAAAAATCGGGTTCCTTCCTTGGGAATCTTGTCCGGTTTGACCACATGCACCTTGTCATCGAACCGGTTAAACACCCCCCCATCCATCTTGTCTGCCCACCCATATGCCCGGATCTTGATGTCGGTGGTGGGTTTGTTTTCAAGCATCTTGATGACCTGCTCAAACCCTCCAAACGGATTCATGCTACCGTGGAAAGAGATCACACGAGCATTCTTGCGGAATGGTTGCATCATGTAGGGCATCTCTCCTGGGGGACATCCCTGGACATGAATCGATTCCTGCTCAAGGAGTGGGGCAGGGAGACTCTTGATCACCCGCGCCCCCGATATGAATTCCTTGACCACTGGGGAATACCCCCGAATAGGAGTGAAGGTGAGCACGATCTTTCCGTAACGTGTGGTCACCCGGAACCGTAATGTCTGAAGGAACTCAAGCGGGATCAACTCATCTGCCCAGATTAGGTCGCACTCCCCTCCCTCAAGCACAGAGATATTCTGAGTGTAATTAAGGAACCTACACCTGCTACCGTCCGGGGTGACAAACACCTGGTCCGAGAATCCGTTCTTGTCGGTCCAAGAGATGTTCGTTGTGGAACCTTTCTTGCCAACATCCCTCCATGATGGAGGTAGGTACTTCCTTATAATAGGTTGTTGAATTTCAACAGAGGAGGGCAGGGAAGAATGGAAACACCAAACCACCGACTTAGGTTTTTTGATGAGTGTCTCGACAACAAGTTTCGCAGCGAACTCGGTCTTGCCGGCACGATTTCCACCGAGGATCAAGAGTTCGTCGCACTCGGCATATAGCTCCCTCGCGTCCTTCCAGGGGTCCAGTTCAAACCCTGCATTAAGAGGGTCAACCAGACTAAGTAAGATAGACTTCTCCCTTTTCTTAATTAGGTCAACCACATGGTCCTCACCATGCTTATCTACAAGTACCTTGATTACCTCATCTTCAAGTATCGGATAATACGGATGAGGTGTTTGTTTGAATAACTTTTTTTCTTCCATCCGTTAAGTGTGAGTTCACGCATAGATTTTTGTGGGTTCCCAGAATATGCAGTCATCCGCATGCTTGAGGTAAATCTGCTTGTGATTAACTCGTTCACCTCGCTTGGTGAAGATTAGTTCAAAGACTCCGTACTGTTCACGCAACACGGCAAC